GTGTACGCCGTTAAAGTCGGCCGCCACTGACAGCCGGTATTCAGCGAACGCCTCATCCGCTGTTGCCTGTGCGGTTTTAACCTCACTGATTTCCGCAGCAGCGTCGCCAAACTGAACGGCCACAAGCTCCTGGAACTGGGCGAATGCTTTTTCCGCATCGACCTGCGTGATTTTTACCTGCGCGATTTCCGCACGCGCCAGCCCCAGTTGTTCATACTGGATTTGCGCACCTTCCACCTGCGCCAGTGTGACCTGCATCTGTCCTGCCAGGGTGAAATCAATCTGCTCTGTCAGGCGCTTCCCGTCCTCTGACGTCAGCAGGTCTTTGGCTATATCCTCCAGGTAATCGGCAGCCTGGTCGTTAGCCATGCCCCTGATCCAGTCGGTCCAGCCTGATTCATTACCCGTTTTGTCGACCAGCTGAGCGCGGTACCAGAAAATCTGGCCCGCCCGTAAACCCAGCTGGGTGTAATCCATTTGTGGATATGGCACATCCGACAGCAAAAGCGGATCGGCATGGTCATCACGTGGCGTGTACTGAATTTCCGTTTTCAGCGTGTCTTCTGTGTTGGGTGGGAAAGCCCAGGTGAGGCGAATGCCCCAGTTTATGCCGGTGGCCGCGAAATTAATCGGCTTCGGCGGGTTACCGACTTTACCCGTCAGCGCTTTCTCCTGAGAATATCCCCAGCCGCTGGATATCTCCGCCGCGTTGATGGCGCGCACGCGCACCAGGTAGCGCCCTGCATAGATGCCCGGCACTTCAAACGACGTGGTCGAACTGCGCGGCACGTTCACCCAGTTCCCGTCGTTGCGGCGCCACTGCGCTTCATACGCGATCGCGTTCGGAGCGGGGTTCCAGCTGGCGCGCATCGTTTCAATGCTGATGCCCTGATTCACCACGGAGTAAGAGCCTATGGTGATGTTTTCCGGCGCAAACTGGCTGCCCGGCGGGATCACGCTTACCGGACGCTGGTCAATGATGGCGCCGGTATCGATGCGGGCATACTTATCCGGATCGTGAAACGCGCCTGAGATGGTAAATGTACCGTCATTGTTGTCACTGACGCTGACCACCCGGTACTGCTGGGCATACAGCTCATCAGACTCTACCACCCAGACGCTTTCCGCCTGCGGTATTTCACCGTAAGCGATACTGACCGTGACGGCCTGACCGTTAATCGCCTGGATTGTCCGGGCCTGTGACGCGCCGGACGGCAGATTGAGAATAAGGCGATCGCCCGGTCTGGCATCCGGCACACGGTCGAGGTTGATCACGCGCCCGTTAACCGAGCTGATGCGGCCGCCAGTGACTTTACCGGACAGCATTTCATCAGCGACAGCGATGATATAGCCCGGCTGCGGGATGTTACCGTCCAGGCCCACCGAAAAGGTGACGATGCGGTCTTTGTTGTTGGTCAGGATCCCCCAGCGCCCCTTGCGGTTTGCTTCACTCTGCCGGGTGCAGCCAATCGCGGTCATCTCAAGCTGGTTAAATCCGTAGCGTGCGACCAGTGGCTGTTCAAACACCGGCTCCATGGCGTCGGCGTAACCGTTAGCCGGATCGGAATACGAGACCAGCGCCGTGGTGTAACGGGTTTTGGTCGTGCTGCTCGAGTAAATGAATTCACCGTTTACGACGTTGGCGCGGGTGTAGCTGTAATCAATATCGCGTGGCATGTCTGCCAGCGCCACTATTTGATTACCTCCCCAGTAGGTCATGCCCCGGAAGATAGCCGCAAAGTCCCGCAGCACGGTATAAGCCTCGTTACGGTCCTGAACATAAACGTTACAGGTATAACGTGGCTCCAGGCCATTTCCGCCCTTTCCGTCCGGTACCAGCTGATCGCAGTACTGCGCCACCTGATACAGCGTCCATTTATCGATATTGGCCGCCGTCAGCCGGTGGCCCAGGCCAAAGCGATCGGCAATCACAATGTCGTAAAAAATCCACGCCGGGTTATCTGTCCAGGCCCATTTAAACCCGCCCGTCCAGGTGCCGTTATAGGCGCGAGTGAGCGGATCATAATTATCGGGCACACGGATCACGCGCATCGCCGGTTCACAGGAAATCTGCGGTATGCTGCCGTTGAACTGACTGGAGTCGAATTCGATGTACAGCAGCGCGGTGTTCGGATAACGCAGCTTGGCGTCAATGACTTCCGTATAGCTCTGCAGCGTCATGGTGTCGCCAGTTTTTGCGCTGTTGGCATCCGGCGTCAGTTTGCGAAGCCGTAAAGTCCAGGTGCTGGCGCCACGCGGCAGGTCAATACGGTGACTGCGCTCGTAGCCTGTGGTGGTTTTCCCGGTTACCGCCGTACTGATAACAGTCTGCCACGCTCCACCATTAGTCTGCAGGTCAACTGCATAGGCAACCGAATTGCCCACCAGATCCCCGTTATCCAGCTGCTGGTAAAGTGACGGCCATTTGATGCGCAGGCGAACGGCAGACAACTGCGTGTTGGTAAACGTGCGCGTCCAGGCTGTGGCACTGGATACCTCTGTGCCTACACTGATTTCGTTTTCTGATCCGGGCATGCCCTGAATATAGGGCTGAGCCTGGGTACCGGGACGGAAATCCCAGGCGACGCCGGAAAAGTTCCGGGAGCCGTCCGGGTTTTCAATCGGGGTGCCATCCAGAAAAATATTGCGCCCTGTCAGCCCACCAGCAAACTCCCCCTCGCCCAGGGCAAGCAGGATTTTCGCTTTTGCCACCGACTGGAGATCGTCCGGTTGTTCTGTGGGCGTGCGCTGTTTTGAGCCGCCGCTTTTGCGCCCTTTGATAAGTTCTGCCATGTTGCGCCCATAAAAAAACCGCCAGGTGGCGGTGACTGTGAGGAAATAAAAGGTGGGGGGTTATTGCTGATCTTCGACGTAAATCCCGGCGGAAATTATCGCGCCACCAATACGGCGTTTACCATAGCCAATGGGTACCGGATAACCCTGCGCAGCTGTATTGGTCACGCCGCCGAACGCATAAGATGCCCGGTTATCGGCATCCTGTTTGCTGGCGAGCCCGGCAGGCTGAGGTGAAAGCATTTGGATTACGCCCCCTGCAGCTAAAGAAACACCAGTTGCTACTAAGTAATATTGTTGAGTTACGGCCCCTACAACAACCAAAGCAGCTCCCAGAATAGTTTGTAACAACCCTGCTTTTTTACTTCCAATAATTACCGGAACAATACGAATTATCTCTTCATTAACAGGAAAACCGAGATCATCTTCTTTAATATTCTTTTTCCCTCGGAATACTGCATAAGTTAATCCACGACGTTTACTGGAAAGCATGAATTGCTCAAAACCTTTAATGGTAGCGGCCAAAGCACGTGGCGCCTCATGAATAGTACTAATTAAACGATGATGTGTTTTGCCAAAATATTTACCAAGCAAACCGCCCAATTCTATCTGCGTCATTATTTCTTGCATTTTTATCTCCGAAATAAAAAACCCACCTTACGGTGGGTTAACATTCTGCGAAATTAACTAAAAAGCAGTAGGGTGTATACCAAAGTCACCATTCGTACCGTAACCAATGCGATACATCAAAGTTTTTGTTTCGGTAACCTTCCCAGACTGTTCACTCATTCCACCTCCGCAAATACCTTTTGGCCAAGCACTAAAAATATGTTCGCCAACAGGCGGATATACAACTACCTTTTGAGCGGTATCTAAGTCCGCAATTTCTTTACCATCAACATAGACCCTGCTCATACAGGCGCTCCCCATAAAACCTGAGTCGCGTTTAATAATTACCTTCCCTGTTCCAGTCTTTGGAGATAATAAAGATGAATCGATAATTTGCTTTGATGGAACGTCTTTTGCCTGATCATTCGCAACAGGCTTAGTTGCACAACCAGCAAGCATTATAGCTGCCAAAATTGGTAATAACTTAATCACATCCCTATTCCCATAAGTAAAAGAAGGATCAATCCTACCAGTGAAAAAAGGTATCGCAACGATGAATAGCATTTTTATTGGTGAAGTTAACGAAAAAAAATCACGCTTAAGCAGTCTGAAATTTATCTTTATGGCGTAAAATCTTCATTGTTCGCTCCAACCAGTAACCGCCATAAGGCACCCGCTGACTGAGATGCCCGTAAAGGTGGTGCAGCAGCATATTGCCTTCAAGCAAGATCCCGGCATGGTTCCACTTATTCGACTGCACCTGCATGATCACCACGTCCCCCGGTTGTGGCGCGCCGGTGAATTCCCGGAAACCGCATTCGAACCATTTGTCCTGGTAAAAATTATCCGGGTACTGGTCTTCCCACCACGGGTAATCGACGCGGTAATCCGTCAGCTCGATACCGTACGTCTGGCGATAGTAACTCATCACCAGCCCCCAGCAGTCGTAAACGCCGAGAACAAACGGGCGTTCAAGCAGCGGAATTTCACCGCGTGGCATGATGGTGCGTAAATCGCCTTCCGGCCAGTTGACAATATGCCAGGGCAGCGCCGTCACATCACACTGCGCCTTATCCAGTTCACTCGGCTGCGTGGTGGCGTCCGGATGGCTGTGAACGATGGCGGTTAACGTTCCCCAGTCTTCCGCTGCGGCGTAATCCTCCGGCGAGAGGTGAAAATGTTCTGTGGGTTCAGTGGCGAGGTTACGGCACGGGAAGTACTTTTCCACCCTGCTTTTCTGCGCCACCACCCCGCAGCACTCCCGCGGATATTCTGATTCAGCGTGGGCCATGATGGCCTCGATGGTCTTTTTGCGCATGTCAGCTCCGGATCAAAGAAGTGCCCGGGAAGCCGCCAAACGGCAGCTCATTGCCTTCACCGAACCGTAATTTGCATGCGGTCAGCGTGCCGTTGCATTCATCGCGGGACGGGTCATCCACGGGATTGTTGTTTTTGTCGAAATAACGCGTTCCGGCGTAATCACACCCATCGCCGGTGCGGTATTTGTTGCGGATGCACCAGGTGCAGAGGGAATGAAGCTGCCGTGTCGGGATCATCAGTCCCTGCAAATCCATGGGGCTGGATAACGCGAACTCCACCGCCTCACTGGTTTCAGAAGTCTTCGCATCGATATACCAGACCTGCAGCTTTTCCTGTGCGGCGTCTGCCGTCGGGTTTCCGCCCGGAAAGTTTCGCGCATCAAGGTACTGCGCCAGCGTGTCGTGAATCGTCACTTTAGCCTGCAGCAGGTCGTCATAAGCCAGGCACAGCGCAGTGATCGAGCCGTCCAGGTTAGCGACCGATAATTTCGGCTGTGCGCTGCTGCCGCTGGTTGACGCTTCAATCCCTTCAATCTGACACGGCCAGGCTTTATATTCCTGCCCCTGCCACCAGATACTTTTGGCCGGTAGTTTTGACTCATCGCCACCAGCGGCCACGATCTCCGATTCTGTATGGGGAAAGTTGTGACTGTGGAAACGCAGCACCTCTCCGGTACCGAACGCCGTGCCGTCAACAGAAAAAAGCCGGACTGCATTGCCCGGCTCAAGTTTCTGGTAATCACTGTTTAAGCTCATGGTTTATAAGCCTGCTCCAAGGTTGCGGAAAGATTAAACAGCCCGGCGCCAAGCGGTGTCGGTGCGTAGGTATCACAGCGGTAAAGCCCCAGCGGCTCAAGCGGCGGACGCCACTGAAAAGACTTCACACCCTGATGCCGATCGAGAAAGGCCTTAATCGCCGCGATGTACGCTTCTGTCCCGGTAAACTGAAGATTCCACTTTTGCGATCGGGGATTAATCCCGTCGCCGGATACCTGCTCGTATCCGTCACCAAACTTCGCAGTGCGGCGGCGGAACGTAACCTCCTGTTCAGCGTTGATGCGCGGGCACCAGCTAAACGTTTCTATAGCCATCAGCGTACTCCTTTTGCCATATTCCAGACTGCGCCCCCCGGCGAGATATCCCGGCCAATAAGTTCGCGGTAGCGACGATCAACATAATTACCCACCTCACGCCCGAACTGCTCATAGCCGCCTGTCGCCTGGCTTTGCGTGTTTCCGTTACCGTCAATATGGATAGTGACCTGTGGCGCTCCACCACCCGCCGGCGTGACGCCACCACCTCCCACAGCACGCACAGCAAGCGAACCATCGGCGGCGCGGGTCAGCGGCATAATTGCCTCCGGCCCGGCCTCCCCCATCAGCCCGGCGCCCTTGGCGAACGCAAACAGCGTCGGAGAACTGACAACGGAATTGCTGTACTGGCTGAGATCGGCGGAGGAGTAAACACCGCCTCTGGCGTTGAACTGAAGAGTTGAGCCGTAGGACTGAAGCGCGGTGCCGGAGCTGGCTGAGGATGCCGCACCGCCAAACAGTGAACCGATGGAGCTGGCCGCGTTTGCGATCATCATGTTCACCATCACCTGTTCGATGATTTTCAGAACGCTGATACCCCAGTCTTTCCAGCTCGCTTTGTTGCCGTTGAGCATGTCGACGATGTTACTGCTGATACCGGAGAGCGCGCTTTGCATGGCGTCAGCCGCCAGCGTTGCATAGTTCGTGGAGTCATCCACCCAGTCGGCGAGCCCGTCCCGCGCGCCGGTTACCCAGTCAGCCTGCAGCGCATCAATTTGTTTGTAGTAATCCTGCTGGATTTCCAGCCTTTCAGCCTGAGCATCTTTCAAAGCCTGCGTTTCGCGTTCATAAACCGTCTGGCTGATATCACCGGCCTGATACTGCTTTTGCAACTCCCGCTGCTGGTCAAGGTAGTCGCGCTCAATACCCAGCCGTTCCCTGAGCCGCTCTCGCTGTCTGTTGCCAAGTCCGGCCCCCTGAATATCCACGCTCAGATCCGCTCGCGCATTATCGTTCTGCGCCTGCAGGCCAGCGACGAATGCTGCCACTTTCGCGTTTTCTTCATTAGCTTTTTTCAGCTGGTTGAGGCGATCCACTTCCTGCGCCAGTTGCTGAAGCCGGACTTTTTGAGCGTCATTAATTCCGGTGAGTTTTCCCTCCGCCAGATCGAACTGAAGTTTCTGTTGCTCGGTCACCTCCGCCGTTTTTTTGCCGGTGGTGTCGATAAGGGCGATCTGGCGCAGATAACCCAGCTCCATGGATTTGAACGCGCTTTCCAGCTTTTTGGCACTGGCATCAGGTGTCACCTTGCCATTGGACTCGCCGGGAGCCAGAGCGTAATTACCTGTTCCAGTAAAGGGCGATATTGTTGAGGAAATGACGGGTGCTGCCCCGGCAATAGACTTAAGGCGCGTACGTTGCGCCAGCAGTTCGTTCAGCTCTTTCTGTTTTCCTTCCGTATCCATACCGATACGGTTCACACCCGCCAGGAAGCCTTTCTCGTTTAAGTCAGCCTCAAGGTTTTTAATCCTGCGATCAATTTCATACAGTGATGCATTAGCGGAGAGCTTTTGCCCGCCCTGGTAATTGTAAATAAGGTTGCCTAACTCATGGGCAGCCTTCCCCAGCCAGCCGACGAGTGAGGCTATACCGCCCACCATTTCCGCCAGACCCTGCATGATTTTCGGGTCAGTAAAAACGGATCGGAGTTCCCCAAGGCCTTTCTGAAGCGGGGTAAGATCAACCCGCGCCAGCCCTGCGGCAATTTCCAGTTTCAGTCCCTGCGCCTGCGTCTCCATGTCCTCAAAAAGAGAGTTGACCTTGACCAGGTCATCGATGGATTTCGGATCCGGCGCGACGCCGTATTCCCGCGACAGCCTGAGAAACTGCTGAAGCTTCTGGCTGTTGTTATCAAAAAGCGGCAGGAGTTTAGAAAGGTCATTGCCCAGGCTTTCAAGAATGGTGATCTTCTCAGCGTTGGTACCCACTTTTTCCAGCGCACCGGCGATCGCCAGTAACTGTTTATCAGGCGTTTCTGTGGAAAGCTTCTTCGCAGAAAGACCCAGCGCATTCAGCGCATCAACGGCTTCACCCGACTGGTTAAGTACCGCATCACCAATTTTGTCGCCAATGTCCTTAAAGATATCCGCCATCTGCTCGCCTGACACGCCCGCTTTCTGTGAGGCGAACTGCCAGGCCAGCAGGTCCTGGGTGGACATGCGCAGGGATTTTGCGAGCCGGTCAGTTTCGGCGATCTGCTTTGAGGTGGTTTTTAACAGGTTGATACCCGCCACGCCTGCAGATACCGCCGCCGCTGCGGCGATGGCCGCCATTGACCCGAGCGCGGTACCGGCAAGCCGGACATCCTGCTGCACCCGGCGGCGCCAGCTTTCAGACTGACGTTCCGCGCGGTTAAGTCCTGCGGCAAAGCCACCAATATTGGCAATCAGGTCAATGGTCAGAGTTCCAAGCGATCTGGCTGCCATACCGTCTCCGTGAGTGTTTAAGACCAGGTCCGCATGGCCTCATCAAGCGTGACGGGGCCAGTGGTGGTCGGTGTTTTCGTAAAGTGCAGGGTGAAATCCGTGACGCTGAAAGGCGGCGTATCTTTGCCCCGGTTCACGTTGGCAATGGTGCTGGAGACCAGTCCGGCGGCCCATTCTGTGCGCAGCATCGGGTTAAGACTCCCGTAGCGCTCACGGTATTTCACCCAGATCTGGAATTCCCGAAAACTCAGGACTTCCTGCGCCTGCGCGATGGTTTGCCCGCCGATACCGTTGAGGACGAGCTCGCACCAGAATTCATCGTCGGCGCTGAGTTCATCTTTCCCAGATCGTTAACCTCCTGGATAGCCACCAGCAGGGCAATGGTCAGCGCGCCATCCAGCGCGCCGCGCTCCGGGTCCGCCTCACCGGTAATATCCGCTGGCGTGAATACCGGCTTGCCGTTCTCATCGCAGACGGATGCGGCGATCCGCCCCGCCACGCCATCCACGCGCCCGTTTGCCGCCATCACGTCCGTCATGGCCGAGTGGTAGCCCAGCGGGCGGATATAGACAGTGGCGCTGAATTCCTCCTCGCCCTGCCGCCAGGTGATTTCTTTTTCAACCGGGCGGCCGGTGAAGGCCCCGGCCTCTTTCAGTGAATCGAGTGTCAGTTTCATTAATCGCTCGCTTTAGGTACCCAGACCGACGCGCCGGAGCGCTGGATGGTGGCGGAAGTGGTCACCACCGTGTTGGCGGAGAAGTCGAAGGGGAAGTCAGAGACATAGCCACGGAAAACAAACCAGGTACGGCTGTCCGGCAGCGTCAGGCCATCCACTGCGCCCGCCGCCCCCTGCGCGGCTGCCGTCGGTGATGCAGTGCCGTCAGACCAGCCCACGGCGAACGTCAGCTCTTCGTGGTCGTCTGAGTTTGCCAGGTTGTGCAGCATAATGTGGCTGGCGTTTTCCGGGTCAGCATTCAGGCCCACCGTGGCCTGTCCTGGCGTACGCAGGCCAACCTTATAGGTTCGGCTGTTCCGCTCGGAAAGACAGGTGTCTTCAATCTGGTCCGCCGGGTTGCCGCCCGGTGAAAAACTGGTGATACATTCGATTTCACTTACCGCGCCCTGGGCGAGCACAAAAAACTGAGTGCCTTGCGTCAGTACAGACATGGGTTTCTCCGTGCATAAAAAAACCGGCACAGGGCCGGTGTTGTGGGGTTATCGCTTCACTATCCAGTCGACATCGAAGGAGTAGCGGTAGCGCCTGGTTTCGGGGTCTCTTTCCTGTCCGCCCCAGCGCGTGATATGCGCGTGCGGTTCAATGGCATCCCGCAGCGCGGTGGCCACGGCAATCACTTCATCCGGGGTATCAGCCCAGGCATCAACCTGTAGTGCCCATGTATCCGCATCCGGGCGCTGGCCGAGATAGTTCTCCGGCGCGCCGCTCACGTTCTGCCAGACGACATAGGGGTAGATGACGTTATCGTCCTGCTGCCCGAACGGGTAAAGCCGCACCGGCGAATCGCCAATCAGCGCCCTTACCGCCGGACTGGATGCGCAGACGGAAAACAGAGGTGCAATCACGATCCGCCTCCGTTTCGCCGCGCACGCCGCAGCGCCCGGTCGATGCTTTTTTCATATTCGGTGGTGAACGTGGCGATCACCTCCTGCATGCGTGATGTTGCCGCCGCACGTACCAGGGGCTTTGGCGACATTTTTTCGGTACCAAACTCCAGCAGACGCCAGTGCGGCGTGGGTGCATCGGCGGCAAGGCTGGGATTCTTTTTAAGCTTCGCGCCCTGCAGGATGCCTATTCTGAAGCCGGGGTTACCGGTCTGTTTAAACAGTCTGCCGTTCCAGCGCAGCGCCGCGTTATCCGCGATGCTTCGGGCCGTTTGCGGATCGTCAAGACGCAGGGCGTTGGCCTTAATCTGGTTCACAATAACGTTACCGGCCTTGCGCAGCGCGGCGCGTCCGCCCTTTCGCTTCAGGTCGTAATTTACCTCGTTAAGTTTCTGCTTCAGCGACTCAATACCGGTGATCTGAACTTCGATACCGTCAGCCATCGTTTACCCCCCGTGAGCAAGGCAGAGTAAGATACTCCCGGCCGCTTTTGTCATCTTCCAGCACGCCGGTGATATCGTAGATCCGCCCGCGATGTACGATGCGGTGTTTGTCCGTGACATCATCACGCCAGCGGATGGTGATGCGCGTGGAGACTTCATTCTGCCCCGCCTGCGCCGCCACAAAGTCGCGCGCTGAAAGGTCGGTGACATTCGCCCACAACTCAGCCACGTCTGCCCAGCCACTGACGATTGCGCCCGTGGTCGGGCTTTGTGTTTTAACAGGCTTCTGCAGAATCACCCGCTTGTTCAGTTTTCCTGCCTGCATGGTTACCCCCGGGGTTTTCCGCTCAGATAGGTCTGCGGCATTACCCTGTCGTCACCCTCATCATCGACCATCGACTGGTAAATCACGGCGACCAGGGCTTCATTTGACTCCGCCAGACGATTTATCGCGGCGGTCTGTTCCATCTGCGCTTTCGTCTGTGCCTCCAGCGCTTTCAGCAGTTCGTTTACCTGTTGCTCGTTCATAGGCAATAGCCATCCATTTTTTCAGCCACTCGCGGCGGCGTTCGCAACCTGAGCAGGCCATCAGTGCCACCGCCGGTGCCGAATCAACAGCGCCTCAACACCCAGCGGAACTTCCGAGAGGTTCTGCGCTGCCGCTTCTCGGTTCGCATACCAGTGTCCAATCAGCAAAAGCATTGCCGCCCAGATGCCGGAAGTAAAAAGAACCTCACGGGGAAGTTCTTCATCATCAGAGGCCGGTGTCAGAGATTCCACCAGTGCGCCGTCGCAAAACTTTTCGACATAATCGACAGCCGCAGCGGTATAAGCCGCAATAAGCGCATCTTCAGTGTTGCCATCAACCCTCAGGTGCGTCTTTATCAGCGTCATCTGTTCCGCGCTTATTTCCACTTTTGCCCCCTGTTTTGGCTCTGGCCGGAGCAGCTTCAGCTTTTGGCGGTTCGGTTTTTTCCGGCCCGACTTCTTCTGCCAGATGCAGTTTCACCAGTGCTTCGCCGATTTCTTTCTTAACCACGCGGGTTTCGCCCTGGGATACCGTTCCAAGGTGATAATGCGAGAACATACGGAGAGCTTTAATTTTCATGCGTTAAACGCGGCCATTCCTGACCGCGCCCTGCTGTTATTGACCGGAGGAAACCGCAATGTCACCGGTGACGATGGCTGCGGGACGGTAATGCGCCAGCGCCAGGCGCTCTTCGCACAGGATGGTCAGCATGTTTTTAACGAAGTTATCGCGATCCTGATTGCTGATCTCGATGGTGGCATCCATGCGGTCCCACACCTGAGACGCCAGGCCAAACGCGCCAACGGTGAATTTGCCCGCCGTCTGCGCCGTGGTCGACACCACCGGCAGACCCCAGAGCACTTTCGAGGCAAACGCCTGCGGGCCGCCAAGAATGTAATTGCCGTTAGCGTCTTTCAGCAGCGCGATGCGGTGCCAGTCCGCCGGGTTAAGTACGATGCCGTCGGCTTCGAATTCACTCAGTGACACCTGATAGATGGCATGCGCCAGAACATCAGCACCGGTATCCCCGGTCGCGTTGAGTGCGGTTTCGTAGTCGTTCGCCACCACATTCAACCCCTGCAGGTTGTCACCGGTGCCATCTCCGTTCAGCATCTGGTTCTCTTCCACCAGCGCCAGACCGTACATCATGCGGGAATTGATGTATGACTGCAGCGCCGGGGCATCATCCATGATCTGCCGCGATGCCTGGATCCAGTGAGCAATGGTTTTCACGTTCGCCGTTTCTTTGGTGAACGTGATGTTGCTCTCTGGTTTCAGGGTGCCTTCAGCGACCGGCGCGGCGGCGTTGGTGAACACATTCTCACGCACGTATTCCAGCGCGTTACTGGTGATACGCCCCTGCGCCAGCAGGTCACGCACGGTCAGACGGCGCAGACCCGGCATCAGGATGCCCGGCTGCTGCTGAGGCAGAACCAGTGCGCCGGCGGAGGTGGCGCCAGACCCGATCGCTTTATCAAAGCTGGTGACTTTCGCTTTAGTGCGGGAGCCGTCCCAGCCTTTCATCAGGTCTTCGGACACGCGCTCTGCGAAGGACTTCTGTGCAGTCTGCTCGGGTGAGTTGCCAGCCAGCTTCTGCTCAAGATCAAACAGCCGGGTGCCGGTGGTCTTCAGTTCATCCTGGGCTTTAGCCAGATCGGCCTGAAGCTGCTTGTTGATTTCGCCGTTCTGGTTGATGGATTTACGCTGTTCTTCGATGAGCTCCTTAACTTCTTTCTGGGAGTTCTCGATCGCTTTTTCCAGTACAGATAATTCAGACATGTATTACTCCGTTAAGGCGTCCGCAGGTTAGCGGCAAATGAGGTAATGCGCTGTGCCAGCGCGTCAATGTCGCCGCTGCCGAACTCGCTTCGGCCTGCGGACTTAACACGGGCGATAAACGCCTGTGCTTCAGAGCGTGAAAGCCCGACTGAATCCCTCAGCCAGGCTTCTGCGTCACGAATGGTTTTAATGCCGTCGATACTCTTCATGGCGGTTACACCCGCCAGCTCGTTGGCCGGGAAAGTGCAGACACTGATTTCCCGTAGATAAGAAATGTTTTTGAAGATGAGGCCGGACGAGCCGACGGTGTAATCATCGGGCCCGACGGAAAATCCCACCGACATGCCTTCGACAGTGCCGTGCTGCATGGCGGCTTTCAGGTCCTCGGCCAGGCTTAGCCCGGGAGTGAGTTGCCCCCGAACAAAAAGCCCCTTCTCGTCTTCGTGCATGGCATCCCACTTGCCGACCGGAATGGCTCGCGTCTGGTGGTTAAAGAACATTGCCACCTTGCGGCTCTGGTTAGTCACCACACCCGCGAAAGCGCCGGGCAAAATAATGTCGCCATCAGCGTCGGTGTTATTGAACACCGAGGCATACCCTTCAAACGTGCCTTTGCTGCCGTCGCCGGTAAACTTGATTTCGGTCTGATCGAATGCCAGCGTCTTGTGAATATCAGGCATTGAAGCCCCCATAAAAATTAAGCCCCTCCAGTGAGGGGCCTTGTGTTTGTTCCGAGATCGGTGATTGGTATGTTCTGCGATTGTCGTGTCGCGACGTCACCACCAGGCAGCGGCGGAAGGTTATCGAGCCTGCGCACTTCGTTAACAGTACGAATACCGGTATTGACCATGATCTGCATGAATGCGGCACGGCTGGCAGAATCACCACGTAACAGGCCGTCGAGATTATGCTCAGCGTGCAGCCTGCCCTGATCGCTCTCCTTAACAAGCCAGCGCTCAATGCTGTATTCCCAGCGATCGAGATAAGGTTTCAGGGTGTACTGCAGAAAACCGAGATTCTGCTGCTCGATGCCACTGCCCCATGATGTGGTTTTTTCAACGTCCCCCACCAGATGCGGCGGTACCCCGTAAAAGCGCGCCAGTTCGGCGACCTGGAATTTACGCGCTTCAAGCATCTGCGCGTCCTGCGGTGAGATACCGATAGGCTGTGTGGTAAATCCGCTTTCGAGGATCCAGAGGCGTTTCCTGACCGGGCCACCGGCAATCTCTTTAAAGTTTTCCTCCAGTTGCCCGCGCTGCTCTTTAGTCAGCACCTTGCCGTCAGTCATCAGGATTTGCGGTGACTTCGCGCCGTTGGCGAAAAACTCCCGCTGGTTGTCCTCCATCGCGATCGCCACGCCTGCGGATTTGGCGCTGAACGCCAGCGGCGACAACCCGACCAGCCCGTTAAAGCCAAAACCTTTGAGATGGAATATTTCCTTTGGCCTGAAATCGACATATTCGCTGTCACGCCGGTAACGGTAGATAACATTCTTACCGTTGTCGCTGAGTCGGACATCCATATTGGCGCTCATCAACGGCAGCATGCTGATCACATCGCCGACGCCGTTGCGCTCTACATGCGCGTAAGCATTGCCGTAGGCGCAAAGCTGCATGGTCATGGCCTCGCGGAACTCAAGCGCAGTCATAAAGTTGTTGGGCCGAAAGCGCAGAAGTCTGGCTAACGGATTATCATTGCCAGCCTTGCTACGCTTATCATCCACGGTTTCATAAACATCCAGCGGAAGGCTGGCGGTCACCGTGGAGATAAGCCGGATACAGGCCCAGACGGTGCTGATCTGCATATTCCGTTCATCGGTCACCACCGATTCGCCGACGGTTCCGTGTGCTGATGTGCCCGCCATCTGCGAGCCCTTATCCGGCGAAACGAGTCGCCCGCCGGTCAGGATAGAGGCCATGCGCGCCCAGAATGGCGAGCGTGTCCGCAGGTCAATGCTGTAGTCGGTATCTGCCATGCTAGATGCTCAGGAAGTTGTAGATAAAATCGTTAACGTCGCCCTGGTCTTCCACCTCATCACTCGTCTGTGCGCCGATGGACATTGCCAGCGCGACCATGCCATCAATACGCCCGCTGGATTTGCCCTTCACAAACTTCCGGTTTCCTGCGGGATCGGTAATAACGGTGGCATTTTTGGCGCACATTTCGAGGATGGGATGATTACCATGTTTCAGTTGCGCGCCGAGCAGCTTCGCTTCCAGCTCTCTCAGCGCAGGCGACATGGAAACAAAGCCCTGCCCGAACTCTACAAAGCGCTCAAGCTCCGCTTCGGAAAAACCAACGTCAACCAGATGCGGGCGCAGGAAGCGCATGTTATATCGGTCAAACGCCAGGGCTCTGACGTTGCATATGTCGAAAATTTCCCGGAGAACCTTAGCGATGTAGGCATATTCAATTGCCTTACCAGGCGTGGTGTTCAGCCAGCCCTGTTTCGCCCAGATGTCATAAGGCACGCGATCGTTACGCGCCTTGTCCGCAAGCCCTTCCTCAGGCAGCCAGAACTTACAGTGCACATCGCCCTGAGTCGTATTCAGCACCAGCGCCGTCAGGTCGGAAACGCTGGAGAGATCAAGCCCACCCCAGACGGTAGCGCCCGCCAGTTCGCCGGGCTCCTCTTTGTTCATATGCCATACGGTCTGGCTGACGAACGGGCTTTTTGCCTCCACCCGGCGGTTAAGCACAAGGTTCTCAAACTCAGCCTGGCGCGACGGGAGGCGCTTGGCGCTGGCGGCCATATCCAGCACTTCTTTCTGATTCATGAACACATCGAAAGCCGGGTTTGCCAGCCGGATGGCTTCAACAGAGAAAGGATCAATATCTTCCGGTGCGGTCTGCAGCCTGACCACTGTGCGTGGGTCAGCACCGGTCAGCCCGTCGTCAATTAAAAGGCTCAGCAGATCGCTGGCATCGGGTGCCTGTGTACTGATAATCACAGAGATCGGGTTTTCCTGAGCCGCGGTTGCCGTTTCCAGTGCCTCATAAAGCGCATCGCGCGGCCCCCGTACCTGCCCCAGCTCATCGTGGGCGACAAATCGCGGCGAGAAACCGTAGGCCGTGGTGGCTTCCGCACTCAGTGCGCGGTAATAAGATCCCAGCTCAGGGCAATGAATTTCTTTGGCTGAGTCCTTAATCGCGACGTACTGCATCAGTACCGGATTCATCCGGCACATCTTTGAAGCCAGGTTAAACAGGATGGCAGCCTGATCGCGTGACCGTGCTGCTGAATAAAGCTGGGAGTTAGGTGCCGCTTCCGGCCCGACCAGGTAAAGCAGCATCAGCATGGCGGTTTCCACCGTCTTGGCATTTTTTCGCCCCCTGCTGATAATCGCGCGTCGGGTGCCGTGCTTGTTGTCAAAGATAGCCCTGAAATCGTCCTTCATGAACGGGGCCATCTTCAGCCGCTGCCCGACGAACTTGCCTTCAGGGATCAGGATATTCTGCTCACACCAACGAATGTTTCGTTCAGCCCGCGTAAGGGTCTTTTTAACCATCAGTTAATCAGCCTTAATCAATTTCCCAGGGCTTCTTCTCCCGCGCCAGGTTGTTATGCGCCCGCCCCACTGTTTTCGGGTCGGCGGTAGCCTGGCGGGTGATCCGCAGACGCGTTGCCAGAGAAGACGCCGAGCGCACCTCGCGTTCCCGCATCGTCAGTAACTTGTCGTAGCGCTTCAGTCCATCATCGCGAGCCAGCCACTCCAGCTCAAAATCCTCGATTTGGGTGGTGAGCAGCCGTGCCTGCACCACATGACGGCAGTACATCTCCAGCATGTCGCGGTGCGTTTCGGTAAATGAGCTGGCCGGGTTGTCGTTCACCAGCCTTATCCAGACATTGATCTCCGGGTCACTGAGGTGCAGCGACGGCTGCAGCCTGCTTTCAGCCAAAACCGGAAGCGAGACAGCCGACGTCGCGGCCAGTGATTTTCTGCCTCGCTGAGCCATCATTTTTCCTTTTTTTCTGGACGTTTTTAAAATGAAACGGGGGAGCGCGGTCTTTAAGATGCCGCAGCCAGAGTTTTACCCCCCCCTGCCAGCGCCTGTATAGTTTCGGTTACCAGATCACCCGACCGTCCCTGTCGAATTCAGTTACCGTTCCACCCTTCTCCATACGTTGCTTTACCGAGTCGTGGCAGCGCTTGCACAGGGACTGAAGGTTATCCGGGTCATGAAACAGTGCCTCGTCTCCCTTATGTGGGGTGACGTGGTCAACAACAGTTGCGGCAATCACCTGATTGCGTCTGAGGTGGAACTCACAGAGTGGTTGCTTCTGAAGCTGGTGATAGCGGAGCCGGTACCAGCGCCTGGTGTTATAGAGGTGGTGCCAGGGTGAATTAGAAGCCATAAAATATTCAACCTTGTTATTAGTATTGACTGATTACACAACCTCACAAGGAAATGTCTACGTAATCACATTCGCTGCTAGTTTTCCTTGGTTATAATTCAAACATTTCTCACAGAAGGATGATAAAAAAATGAATGAATATTTAGATGTTCATAAAATCGTTAAACTCGTAGACACAAAAATCAAACTTGATGCTAAATCTGCAGCAATGAAGCTTGAGTTATTAGATTCAATTAATCAAAGCGAGTATTATTCTGCGGCCTTTAATTTTAAAAAAAATGAAAAGGGTGAATTATGTTTCTCTATACCAATCTACGATATCAACTTAACTTTTATTGAAAAACTTGTAGTTATTAACGGCACCCCACTTATTCAATTCACAGCTACCTCTGCTGATGAAGAAAACCATGATGAAATTTTTTACATTAACAAAAATGGTTCAGTGTCTTTAGGCGAATACAACCCCAAATCAGGTCATGAATATAATGACAGAAACTTATTCCTCGAAATCACCGATTATTTAATAGCTTCATTGAATAAAAAAGAGAAAATATCTTATTAAAAATCACAAATAAAAGCAGACTTCTAAAAGACGTCTGCTTTTATTATAAGGACTTATACCATTCCTGCCAGCGAAACATATTTAGCCGTAGTTGACGCAGACATTCGGTAGTTTCAATATCTGCCTGAAGATCTTCATCGCTGTTCTTACCGGCATCACTTGCCCTGCACGGCTCCTGCATCAAATCCGCTGATGGCGTTGGCAGCGTCGATGGCACGCTGGCGCAGCTGCACAGCAGTATCGTCAAACTGGCACACAGTACGATCCGGAGACTGAACATATTTCACCACGTCACGGTAAATGGTTCGGTAGATCACTTTCCCTTCTGCGGTGGCCGCAGCGGCTTTCTTCTCTACCGGCTGGATGGACTTCTCGGCTTTTTCTTTTTTGGCTGCCGCAAGCGCGTTGATATGGTCAGCGTGAGCATTCCACCCGGAACGCCATGCCGCTAAAGTTGTGACCACCAGCATTATGAGAAAGACACCGACGATACAGGCTATTGCCTTAATACGCGTCATGACTTCGACTCCACAACGAAACCGCCCGCCTCCCGGAATTTCTTCAGGAGGTCCTCGATTTTGTGTTCATACTGACCATAGCCGGCGCCCGGCAGCGATGCCCAGATATTACTGCAGCGGTCGATCGCCTGGCGGATATTGCCTTTGTCGATCAGCTCCAGCGCGCGACGCTCTTTAATCTGCTGGAGCGCCACGGCGTCCTGGCTGGCCGGTGAGAAGTCTTTCAGACCCAACTGTCTGCGGTATACATCCCAGTAGCGCACCAGTAGTTGATAGCGTCCTGCCGCTGTGGATTTAATTCGCAGTCTCGGCAGGTCAATCATCTTACGGGGATGATCTGCGTAGTTGTTAAATAGCGTTCCGCCAACAATCACGTCATAACCGCGATTGCGAGTTGGCTGCCCAGGCTTATCCGTTCCCTCGGACCATGCCAGCATGTCGAGAAACGCTTTTCGCTGAGGGTTGATTGTCTGCATTACTCAGGCCTCAGTACGTGGAAAATTCGCGCGACGTTGCCCCGGGCGCGGAACACGGCAGCGCAGATGATTAAGTTGATGGCGACCGTTGCCCAGTGGGTATGCAGGTAGGAGTCAAACAGGTACCGGAACGGCACCGATGCATACGCCAGGATAATCAGGTAAGCGAGCCATGACGCCCACGGGTTATGGCGGCTGCCAGGCTTACGGAACATCATCAGGCGCAGAACAATGGCGGCACAGGCCACCACATTAGTCAGCACCAGCGGATCGTTAGTTACCATTGGTTCCCCCTCGCCACCGAGACAGCAGCTTCAACGGGTCCTGTTCACTGAAAAATGTCAGTGTCTTGATTGCTACGGCAGACAAAATCACCGCGCCAAGTGCATCAAGCGGTTTGTCGGCATAGCCGGTTATGCTCGCCAGCCACGAACCCACCAGCCCGGAGCCATAGACGCCAGCAAAATAAGAAACAACGAAATACGCGGAACGGCGAAAAATCGTCAGGTCGGCAGCGGTGGCCACGTAGAATACGGCCCCCGCAAACGCGCCGAACACAACGCCGTAATCAGTGCCGGTGAGTAGTCCATAAATGCTGGCGCCGGTCAGCGCGCTACCTGCGGCTGCGGTGCCGGAAAAAGGTTCGGACATTACGCCCCCTCGTTAGTGATGAGTCCTCTCAGGATTGAGGGGAAATAAAAAAGGCCCACCGAGGTGAGCCATTAAAAGACAGAGCTTAGCTCTGGCTGTGTGTTATCCCGCCTGTTACTGTTTATTTGCCAATAACCACGCAGACAAGGAGACTAAAATGTCGGACTACCATAACTTGCTTCACGTAATTCGATCGCGTATTTGCGAGAACAGAAACATGTCCCATTCTTCTTATTACCAGGGAAGCCAACAGGACAACCAGATCAGAAACAGGACAGCATTAATTTTTACTCTCGAAGTAGTACTCCACCAGCACCGAATGCAGCACGCCACCATTTTTAACCCACTCGCAGGAAAGGAAGCACTACATCATCTAATTTTTTTGAAAACGCACTGGTTCCCGGCCGACATTCGTAAGCTCAGCCTGGAGGATGCTTTGTTTGTGATTCAGGATGAAATGAAAATCGAAAAGCTTGGCCCCGATGCTCGTGGAGCGCTGGAGAGCCTCAACTTACCTTCAGTGGCTTATCGGTTCGAGGATTTTCCAGAAGCGGACTGGGACTATAAGGAAAACTCAGTGTTCCTTTAAATCCTGACGATGAAAGCAAGTGGATAGACTGATTGATATCCGCAAGCCGCTCTTCCAGGGCGGCTTTTTCTTTTACAAGCCGGTTGAACTGGGAGATATGAAGCTTTTGCTGCCCCAACCAGTCTTCAAGCTGCTCCGCTGACATCCCTGGATTGAAGAAATACGGTTGCTGTTTTTCACCTTTCATTGCAGAACTCCCGGTATCAAATCGTAAAGGGGAAATGAGAAAGGCCGCCAAATGGCAGCCTTGATAGATTTTTCACAGTGGATTAATGGGATTTAGTTAATTTTTTGATGAATTTGCTTAACCACTTTGAAGTCTTTGATTTTGGCCTCCAGATTTCACGGGCTCTTTCCCTTGCCTGCTCGTCTGTGAAGACACCTAATTCCATCAGCCTCTTATAAGAACGGTATTCAGAAATTCTATTAACCACAAATGAGACAATTGGAATAATAAGGTGCAGCATTGCTATGATGAATATGAAAGTGGTCATCGATGCATAGTGCTCGATTATTCGATTGTAAAACTCATAAATATATTGCAGCATTTTTAGGCGTGGATTGGATATGGATATAAGCAATTTAAAAGAAAAACCCGCTGATGAACGCGGGTTAGTCAAACGGTAGATACGGAATGCCCATCGTTGGAAAAATCCTAACCAGATTTTCCGAATTTTGCAAGCATTGCGTTTCGATAATTCACAAACATGCTTCTATCTTGTGACTTTGCGCAAAAGTCTCCCGGCGTAAGCCTCTTCCTGCCAGCACTTTGTAACCAACTTATCAATGACGTCGGCATAGCCTCTATACCACTGATGCTTGGTCAGATCGGGCACTAACTGTTCTACAACCGCGCGGGCAAGGCTGGTGGGAACGCGGCTGAAGCGGTGGCCATTACAGCGACCGCATACCTTTTGCACGGGCACGCCCAGCAGTTTGGTGCGTTTTTCATCGAGCACGGTACCTTTACCTTTACAGCCACGGCAGGCGGTACTGACCTCCCCTTTCCCGTTGCAATAGTCGCATTTAATCTTCTCGATGCTTTTAACCTCTGTCCAGCGCTCCCAATCCGATGGCCGAACGGCGCGGGATTTACTGGCCCAGTAAGGCGCTTTCCCCCAGGGGTAGGTAACTTTTCGCGTCACACTCTCAATGGAAATCTGGCCCACTCCTTCGCATTGAGGACAAGTAGATTTACTTGCCGCCGATCGTGAATAGTCTGCGTAGGCAAACCTGACCAGGCAACTGACGATCTCACGGCGCGTTGGCTCGCTCAGCTTATTCAATACCGGGTTTTTTAACGCCAGCGCGTAATTCATCAGCCCTTCGATAGCTGGCTGCGGATCCTGAATGCCCATCTTCGCCAGGAACAGGTTAAACCCTAACGGGGCCTCGGCCTGCACCATGCCCTGGGCTGCCATAACATCGGTAATAGTTAACACGTCACCGCCGGTGGCGGGTGTTTCGTCATTCAGTTTCGGTGATTTAGGTGAATAGTATTTTGGTAATGATTCCAGATTCATCGCGGTCTCCACTCCGTCTACGCCAGCGCGCCAATGGCAAGCGCCCGGTCTAATGTCTTCAGCAGCAGCTCGGGCTGCGTGCCGTATTTGGCTTCAAAAGCCCCTACGTCCGCATGAAGTTCATCGTGGTGCGTTCTGCACAAAGGCAACACGAATAGGTCATGGGCTTTGGTCCCCATCCCGCCCTGACCGTATCCGATCAGGTGGTGGGGATCGTCTGCTGTTTTGCCGCAGCACGCGCACGGCTGCGACTTCACCCAGCGGGTGTACTTCTCACTCTGCCAGCGGCGGCGCTTCGGTCGTAACATGAATGACTCAGGCGTCTCCGGATCGAACTTCAGCGCCAGTACCTGTTTTACAGCCTCCTCAACGATGCTGGTGGCCGGGACCGATGGCATAAGGTCCGATTCACGGGTTACCGACTGGATAACCTGTTTCGGCATTTGCAACGCCTGACGGGCTACGGATTCCGGGATCACGTGCGTTAGCTTGTTGAACGTCAGCCACCAGCACAGCTCCGGCAGTGTCACTGCGTGGGAATCATCGAACCCCAGCCCGCGCCGGACCACCGACAATACCCAGGCTACCAGGTTTGCCCGCGCAATGCCCGCCAGTTCGTCAGTAAAATGCTCCCGCACTTTGTTGTCGCAGGACCAGCACAGCCGCAGAGCGCCGGGCTCATGCCGCATAGTCACCAGTTCGTGGTGGTGATAGGTGGCGTGGGGGTACTGGCATCCGTCATCACGCAGCAGCCAGGCTTCCAGGCTCGCCAGTCCACCAGCACGCAGTATTACTTCGGGGTGTTCGAATACAGGCACCATAACCGGATCTTCAGCCAGTGGCTGGCGCGCCGCGGGTATTTCACCTGTCGGCAGGTCAGCCAGTCGATCCGGTTCGTTCTCCAGCAGGATGCGACCACGGCAGAAATGCGGCAGCAATTCAGGACCGGGCCGGAACGCCACCAGCCCGAACTCTTTAATGATCACAGGATTTAATAACGCTCTCACGGCCACCTCAGTGCACGGTATCCAGCAGGCGAAACAACTCTGCGGATCGGGATTCGAAGAAGTGCGGCTGTGTTTCGCGAGGATTCGCCGGGCTGGTGATGTTCTTGCCGTACATGCAACCCTTAGCCGTAAGCGACCAGAACTTTTTCACGCCACCCGGACCGGAACGACTCTGCCGTGTTTTTTGCTCAACGATGCCCAGCTTTGCCAGTTGCTGATAAACCTGGTTAGCGCTCAGGCGAATGCTGTTGGCTTTCAGCAGCGCGCTGAGTGACTGCGTTGGCCTGCTGCTACCGTCCTGAGCATCTGCCGGCGCATCGATGGCATACTGCGGGGCCAGGTTCGGCAGCCCGACCGATTCCTGTAGCTTCTGGCAGGCGCCCAGCACTGAGGAATTCGACAGGTTCAGCTCTTTGCGCATAAACCCGAGCAGGATCACGCCCGCCTGCATCTTGTCAGCCGCCTGGCTGGGGCTGATTTTCTGGGGGTGATTTACCGCCGCGTCAAACGTGCGGATCACCTTCAGGTTAAATACGGGGCTGATCCACATGGCATAGGCAAACACCACTTCGCGGGAAACATATGTTCCCTGCGCTGCGCCGCCGCGAATCGACTCGATACAACCGATGCTCACATCTGAGCAACGGTCAATTTCCGCGCAAAGCTCCCGGGTTGACTCCATCCGCAGAAAGTTACCCGGCTTGTGCCGGTCCTCTCCACCTGCCGCGTGATGCAGATCGTTAAGGCAGTAGCGACCCTGACTGTCGCGACGCACTGTTACCCCATCAATAACCATTAACTGTTGCATGCTGTTCTCCACTGTTCAGGCGGCTGCACCCGCCGTTTCGTATTCGCTGATCGTGATTTCTACTTTTCCCTTCGGTACCACTGGCCCCCACTCCACCAGCATTTTTTTAACCTGACTGTCGTCCTCCCAGACGCCCGCATGCGTCAATGCGTCAAACAGCGCTTTGTTGTAGTTGTCCAGATCACGACGACGCTGATCCGGTGGGAAAAGAACAATTTCGACTGCTGCTGGCGTGGTGGACGGCTTCGGCAGGAGGCGCAGTTGCTCGATGATGGCAGCGCAGGCGTCACTCTGGTATTTACGCCCGGCAGCGCTGATAAGGTGGCGACCAGCCAGCGGCCCCCTGTTCGGGGCGCGCCAGTACGTATTTACGCTGGGCGGGAATGGCAGGGTCAGTTTCATAGTTCGACCCCACGTAATTCGAGAAAAGCGATCGCATTTTCCCTGGCATGCTCATCGCCATTAAGCAGCGAACGAACCAGCGTAACCGCCTCATCCTCTACGCTCTGGCCGGTGATCGTGATGCCCCGGGAAACGCCCGGCGTAATGGTGATGGCCCCTTTACGCTGCAGCGCACGAAGGTGATCGTTAGCCGCATTCGGCGAACGGCAGTCCATCAGTCCAGACAGCTCATAAATGGTTGGCGGGAACCCGTGATCGGCGATGTAATCGATAATCAGATCTAAAACTTCCTGCTGGCGAATGGTCAGTATTTTCACTGTTCTTCCCCCACGTAGCGGCCAGCGAGATAACAGCGCCCTTCCGGTGTCATGAAATTTCCTGCATGCCTGAGGCACAAGGCCCGGCGGGAAACATAACGATTCCGATCAGTACTACTAATCACCATATCAAACGCTTTAAGCCAGACCGATGCGGCGCGGAAATAAAGCCCCTGCGCTTCCAGCTGCTGCGCCCGGTTTTCCAGCCCGGTCAGTGTCCGAAGGTCTTCCTCTGAAAGCGTTTCTGCCAGGGTTTGGTTAGATGGGTAATAAGTCAGCATCGATTCCTGAAAATCCCGTCGCAACTTTCCCTCTTCATAAAAACGTCCAAGGCAGCGATTGATAGTGCTGGTGTTGGTTCCCGGCATGGCTTTGGCAATATCGCGATAATTGCAGCCAGGGTTTTCGATGACGTACTGCAAAACTTTCGATGCGATGCTCATCCGCGGAACCCCTCCGGAATGGTGTACGCCACGTCCTGGTGACTCGAACGGAATACCGCTGAATCAGGAAGCTTGCTGCGCTGACCCCATGTATCACGTGCCGGGCGCCCTGCGGAATCCCACTTGCTCGCCGACTGTAGATAGCCCGGGAACTTGCCCGGCAGGAAGAGTGTTGACGGACGGAGGTACTCTGCCATTTTCAGGTCAGAGCCCCACTTCTCGACGCTGTAATCCACGACAAGCACCAGTTCTTCAGGTGTAAATCCATCCGCCAGGCGGGCACGGATGTTTTCCAGAGATGATTTGCAGACCTGGTACCGGGATCCGGTGGTCTTGTTCAGGTGAGATAAAACCTGTTTAGCCTGGTCAGTGATTACCACTGCAGGGTCGGGTTGCTCAGCAACCTGACAGGAAGGTTTTTTATCTGATGGATCATGTTTTGAATTTACTGACGGATCCCCGCCAGATTCTGACGGGTCAAAACCGCCGTTTTTGCTGAATTTTGATGCCTCAAATTTTGACGGGTCAGATTTTGATGCGTCAGATTTTGACATGTCAGAATCTGACAGGTGAGCCATTGCAGCAGCCTGTAGTTTTGCCACATTGAGCTGGTAAATATTGGAGGCGTTGCGGTTGCCCTGGCGGCGCTGAGTACGTGAAAGCCAGCCGTCTTTCTCCAGCTTCGCGATCGCCGTACGGACAGTGCTTGGCCCTGCGCCGAGCTGACGCGCAATGGTTTCTATCGAAGGCCAGCACACGCCCTCGTCGCTGCTGAAATCGGCCAGGCGAGCCATGATGGCCACACTGGATAACTTCATGCCCGACGCCGCGCAGCCGTCCCACACATAGCTGCTTAATTTAGTGCTCATGATCGCCCTCTATTTCCCTGAACTTGCGCTTAAACTGGTCGAGTGGACTGAAGCACTCGCCATGCTCGTAGTCTTCACGCAGGTAGATAACGCGTTGGGTTTCAGGCTCCCAGCGGATAACTTTGACGGGCACGCCGTAGTGATCGCGGAACCATCGGTTAAGTTCGTGCATAATTGCGCAGCCGCCTCCTCTCGCCAGTCCCCCACAGCCCACTCTGCAAACTCGTGGGTTACAATTTCACGATCCCCTGGTACATTAACTGCATAGCAAAACGGAACCGGCTCGCGGCCACCAGGCATAGGCAACGCAATGAGTTGCGAGCGGCGGTACTGTGTTGTTAAACTGTTCATGCGTTAGTTCTCCACTGATTACGACACGCCACGGCGCCCGGAGCTGCACACTCGCGGGCGTCACTCTTTTCTGGCTCGCAATAAACGCGGGATATCAAATTCAGAAAGGTCATCAGCGTTACGCGAAACCGATAAGCGATTTCGTTAAGGCTTTTCCATTCAGCGCGCGTCACCACGTCATCCTCGGTATACTGACGATACGCATTAACCAGATCGCCAAGTTGCCCCACCAGCTCCGCCAGCTTGGTCCCGATCTCTTCGTTGGCATCTTCCCCAGTCGCGCCAGGAATGTGCATGCCGTTATCAGTCTCAAGTGAGATGTAATCAGCAAGACAGGTCACGCCCGCAGCTCGCTGAAGTACAAGCGCCCACTCAAGCGGGAAAATTTGATCGCCACCAGCACGTAATCGATTGAAAATCGCGTCCTGGCTAACGTCGAGAACCTCAGCCGCCTCTTTGTACCCACCCGGAAACGCCGCAATAATCTTTCTGACTACCGCGACATACGAATCGGTTTGTTTCTCTACTTTCCAGTGCTCTTTGCCCACGGTTAACCCCTTCTTGCTGTGGTGTTTTAACTCTGCGTTTCTGCCTACTGTTTTGGGTAAATGTCAGGGCGCAAATCAGATTTAGTAATTGCGCCTGCGGTGATGTCCTCAAGTTTTTTGGCAAGGGAAAATCCAGCCTTTTTGTAGCCATTGAAAACCAACCGCAGGTAACCCGGAGTAGACTTGACGTTATTTGCTAACTCAAACTGCTGCTCTTTTGATAAAGAGTCCCAATACTCTTTCATGATATGTACCTCCTGTGTACATATTACACGAATAATATGAACCCACAAGGTACTTGTACCAACAAGGTACACAATGTTTAATTCTGGGATGAAAACGATTCAGGAAATACGGCGGTTGAACGCCAGAAAGCTGCGAGATGGAGTCGGGGGTAATAGCTACTTCGCTACCATGATCGACAGAGAACCAACCCAAACCAGCAGGTTTATGGGTGACGGCGCGTCTAAAAATATTGGCGATACAATGGCTCGCCATATAGAAAAATGCTTTGATTTGCCGTTAGGCTGGTTGGATCAGGAGCATCAAACCACTAACGTTGCAAAAAGTCCTGACGTATCAGACACTAATAGAAATATCACATTGGTTCCGGTTATTTCCTGGGTGCAGGCAGGAGCATGGACGGAAGCTGGCTTTGCTGAGGTGGACTTGAACAGTGTTGAAACTTATCCGTGCCCTGTGCCGTGCGGACCCATGACGTATATTTTGCGTGTGATTGGCGATTCAATGATCGATGAGTACCGCCCGGGTGACATGATTTTTGTGGATCCTGAAATTCCAGCAAGCCATGGTGATGATGTTATAGCTCTCATGCATGACTCTGGAGAAACCACCTTTAAAAGGCTTATTGAAGATGGCGGCACTAAATATCTGAAAGCATTAAATCAAAACTGGCCTGAACCCTACGTTAAAATTGATGGTAACTGTTCCATAATCGGAACAGTGATCTTCTCTGGTAAGCCTCGAAGGTATATTCAGAAAAAATAAATTTTAAGATGAGCCCGCGAAAGCGGGTTTTTTTATGCTTGACAATGTACCCTAAGGGTACATAATGTACCTACAAGCAACAGCGAACAGGCAGGACGCCCATGAAGTAGCCGCCGGCGGCGTATGAATGACCGGATGATTCGCTCACAACAGGAAAGAGCGCTGAAGATGCCAGGAAACGCCCTACCGCCAGGCAGACAGACGGGTTATCCCGCAAGGGGTGCCGGCAGTGCTCTCTCCGTTGTGGTGAATTGCAGCCGCACCGACGGCAACCAGAAGACAAGCGCCTGGCCCACAACCTCATAAAACCAGGCAGTTGTGTAGTTGTTTGGCGGTACCAGAGTTATCCCATGAAGTCGCTGGTACCGCCCCTTTTTTACGCAACACACAAGAGCATCACCGGATGACGGGCTCATTCCCCAATCCATCCGGGCGGTTGCAGCCGCAGGTGCTCTTTTGTGTTGTGTGGAGAAACTAACCGGCGGTGGCAGCCGCCTTTCTGAGGGTAAAACCGATGAGTAATGAACGTTTGACCAAAGTCCCGGATTTTCTGGGCGAACTGGATGGCGGGGTGTTCGAGAACAAGATCGCCGCCGCTCTGAGTGAGGTCGCTTTCGGCGTCCTGAACAACGGGCAGAAGGGAAAAGTAACCCTGACGTTTGAAATTGACCGCATGAGCAACTCGGTCGAAGAGAAGCGCGTAAACATCAAGCACAAGCTTTCCTATGTGCGCCCTACCCCGCGTGGCAAATCCTCGGAAGAGGACACCACCGAAACCCCAATGTACGTGAACCGTGGCGGCAAGCTGACCATCCTTCAGGAAGATCAGGGCCAGCTGTTCACTCTCGCTGGTGACGCCGACGCGAAACTGCGCGCCCAGCAGTAACCAGTTCATCTATTTCTCTTAAGGAAAAACCATGTCCCATTCTTTAGATGCATCGGCTATCGAAAAAATTCGCGAGATGACGCTGTTCCAGCTGCTTGAACAAAAGCTGGATGGCGCTGACTGCCCGGCTGCTGCGGTACCTGCGGGTGTGAACGTTCAAACCCTTGAGCACCTTTCCCTGGAGCGTTTCCGTTTTCGCGGCAAAATGCAGACCAGCAGCATCGAAGATTTCGTTACCTATTCCACTGGTTACGCTGCTGAAGGTACCCGCTGCTTTATTAATGCTGACGACATGCTCGCGATCGCTGTTTTCAACCTGGGCACGCTGGCCAATCCGGGACACGCCGATAACACCGCGCGCCTGATCCTGAAGAAAACAGCGCCGTTCTCCGCTCTGCTCGACATTAACGGTGATCGTCACAGCCAGAAAGAGCTCGCCGAATGGCTGGAAGACTGGTCCGAATATCTGACCGGCTTTGATTCTGACGGGCAGGTGATCGACGCCAAAAAATCGGCGGCTGCGGTTCGCAAAATCACTATCGAATCCATTCAGAAAGCTGACTTTGAAGATAACGATTTCAGCGGTAAGCGTTCGCTGATGGAAAGCGTTGAAGCGAAAACACAGGACATCATGCCGGTGGCTTTCGAATTTAAGTGTGTGCCGTTTGAAGGCCTGGCCGAACGTCGCTTTAAGCTGCGCCTGAGCATCCTCGGCGGCGACCGTCCGATTCTGGTGCTTCGCATCGTGCAGCTGGAAGCCCAACAGGAAGAAATGGCCGCCGAATTCCGTGATCTGCTGGTCGGGAAGTTCAAAGACAGCCAGGTTGAAACCTTTATCGGTACGTTCAGCGCTTAATTACGTTGCCTTAAATGCCCCGCAAAGGGGCATTTAGTGAAGCGAAGTTAAATAAATCATCGCCAACGGCGAGGGATTCGCTCAACCAAAATTCAGGCGCGGTGCAGCGCGAAATAAAGGAGAACACGTAATGCCATATATTCAGACACTATCCGGGAAACATATTAACTACACCGATATTCAGCACGACGACATCGTGATCGAGGATATCGCTACTGCCCTTTCCCATATCTGCCGCTTTGCCGGTCACCTGCCGGAGTTCTACAGCGTGGCGCAGCATTCGGTGCTGGTGAGTCAGCTGGTTCCAGCAGAGTTCGCGCTGGAAGCACTGCTGCATGATGCAGCTGAAGCCTACGTCCAGGATATTCCCGCACCGCTGAAGCGTATTCTGCCTGATTATCGGCGCGTCGAAGCGTATGTGGATGGCGTGATCCGCGAGAAGTATGGACTGCCGGTCCACCAGCACCCCACCGTTAAATACGCCGATCTTGTCATGCTCGGTACCGAACGCCGCGATCTGGATATTGATGACGGTACCGTATGGCCGGTGCTCGAGGGAATCCCGCCGACCGATATGTTTACCATCATCCCGCTTCGCCCTGGTCAGGCTTATGGAATGTTCATGGCCCGGTTCAACGAGCTGGAGGAGATCCGCAAATGCGCCTGACCATCAGCGAATTAATCCACGCGGCATACCATGCAGCACGTTACCTGCCCAAGGCATCGTCACAGTTAATCAGGGATTTGGCTGAGCGACTGGATACCACCCAAGCCGCGCTGTGTGAATCACTAAAAATTCGTGATGCGCTGACGGCTGAGCGTGATGCCGTGAATGCTGACAACGTTTACTTGCGCGACCAGGTACTGTGCCGGGCTCGTGAGTGTGACCGTATCACTTACACCTACACCAACAAACTCACTGACGCGCATCAAAGTGAGGCTGAGCAGGAGTTGGCTAACACGGTGCCGGCCACCGACGCATTCCTGGCTGAAGTTCTGGCGCGGGCTCGACGCGAGGGCGTTAACTTTGCCGCCGCCCGCCTTGCTGCCGCATTCAACAACGGATTCATCGATAAACCAACGGCAGAAGTTTACGACGTGGTTAAGGCGGTACTGGGAGCCAAAGAAGAACTGGCCACTGCGCCGGATGACGGTCTGTCAGGCGAATACGCAGAGCAGGCGTTAAACGATTGGGCAGCACAGATTCGTGGGGGTCAGGTATGAGCAATTTTGAATACGTGAATCAGTATTACGGTGTTTCTGCCTGCGTGGGCCGTCGAGTTGTTGCGTACGGCGAACCAGGCACCATCGTTAAAGATTACGGACAATACATTGGCATTGTCCTCGACACCGCGCCACATGCTTTACCTGAGCGCTATCACCCAACGGACGGCATTGAATATGGTGATGTCGTCGACTATGAGCCGCCCAGTATGAATGCGCGTCAATACCAAGCCAAGCGCAACTATCAGGAGTTTCTTGATGCTGATTGCGGCTATGAGTTCCATGAATTTCTCGGTATCGAGAAGCCTCTCATAGATTACGCCTACAACGGTAAATGCCGCATGTACCGGATCGGAAATTACCGTAATGAGAGCATTTACGGCGAGTGGAAGCCAACCAAGAAAGAAGCGAAATCCAGCTACAAAGAGGCGCTGCGCAAATACCGGGCGGGGATTTCAGCATGACCATGACAGCAGAACAACTGGCGCGACTGCAACCCTCTTTGGACTCGATGCTTCGCGCTCATGAGGCGTTTTACAGCACAGACAATGTGCGTGAGGCAATGCTGAAGGCATACCGGATTATGCTTGCTGACGCGCTGAAAGTTGCAGGTATCAATTTAACGGTGGAGGGCTAACGATGGCGCTCACTAAAAAACAGCGCGCCGAGTTGCGTATGAAATTTGGCGGTCGCTGTGCTTACTGCGGTTGCGAGTTGCCGGAAAAGGGCTGGCATGCTGACCACGTTGAAGCGGTTTATCGCAAGCTGGAAATTGATGAGCAGGCAAGACAGCAAGGCAAATGGAAATTGCGGCAGACCGGCGAGGTGTTTCGCCCTCAGCATGACAATTACGACAACCTGTTTCCGTCATGCGCCCCATGCAATCTGTTTAAGTCTGTTTTCGACATTGAGGAATTCAGAAACCAGATAGCTATGCAGGCCGGGAGAGCACTGAAAACATCCGTAAATTTCCGCACAGCGGAACGGTTTGGGCTCGTCGAAGTTATCGAAAAGCCCGTGGTGTTCTGGTTCGAAAAATACCAGCCGGATAGCGGCGTAACGGTGGAGGGGTGAGGGATATGGGCGTTAAACAAATATGGGACGGCAATCAACTTCCCCCTATCGGATGCGACGTGCTTATCCATCTCGCAAGTATTAATCAGTGGGTGCCTCGCCGTGTAGTTGATTACGAGATTAAACCCAGCCTTGATGGCGATGCGGCATACCATCGTATTTTCATCACAGTAGAGGGGAACTCGCGTCTGCTTAAAGACGTTCGCCCAATAGACTGGCGTGAGGAGCAACAGCAATGAGTGCAATCAACGAACGCGTATCACCGAAACGGCTCGCTGAAATCATCGCCCGCGCTGAGGTCTGCGACGATTCCGTGCTGACCGATTATCGCGATATAGAGTCAATAGCCCGCGAGCTACAGCAGTACCGCGCCGCTGCTGAGAAGCCAATCGGCAGTTTTCACATTATCGACCAGCAGGTAGACGGCACCACTGATTACGTGAAAGACGGTGAATGGCCCATTGATAACGGGGAACTGCTTGTCTACGCAGCCCCGCAAGTTACGAGCGTGCCGGATGATGCGTTTGAGCGCGCGTTGTCGGTATTAAACGACACGCTTGATGATTGCGGCGATAGCGAGCGAGGACTGTTGCTGGCACTGGACAGGATGGGAATCGAAGTCGCGGGCGCAGCGCCAGCAGAACAGGCAGAGCAGTTGTCCGGCAATACCGAACAGGTAAGCCAGCCCGTGTTGCCTGCAACTCAGTTCAAGCCAGTGGCCGACCTGTACGGAATTGCAGTTCCAGGCGGGAGATCGACATCTTATTCCACTGACGCTGCCGAGGCATCAGATTGCAGAGTTATGGGATGGGATGTGCAGGAGTTTGTAAAGCTGGAGCGCCTGCAAGAGGCTATTACTGGCAACTCTCCGGCAATCCCGGATGGCTGGCTTGCTGAGGCTGAGCGACTGGCTGAAATGTATGGCACCAGTTTCGTTGTCTTCCGACATGGCGAGGAGGCGCAGTGCGCCGACCCAACAAAGGTCATTATCTCATTCACGGACGAAGGTCTTGGGCATCATTCGGCAGCACCGAAGCAGGAAGCGCGGGAAGTAAAAAAGTAGATCATTGTGGTATTTGTTTTGACTGGGCCCGCAATGGTTGCGGGACCTGTATTTTTAAAGAGTGACCGGGTGCAGCCGGTAAAGTGGAGAGGTAACAATGGGACAGCTTGTTGCTATCAATGAATGGGCATCTGGCCCTAACGGTTTTAAAGAGCCGATCAGTCGCGCGGCACTGCATAAGATCGCTAAGACCAGGCAAACCTACCCACCAGCAATAAAGCAGGGCCGCCGGTGGGTTGTGGACGAAGATGCTCGGTTTATAGGTTTGGTAGGCAGGGTTGAGATAACTTCAGGTATTTCAGATCAGGCCCGCCAGTTAGTGGAGAAAGCTCTCAATGGCTGCCCGTCCCAGAAAACACAATATTGATATACCTAACCTGTACTGCAAGTTAGATAAAAGAACCTCAAAAATCTACTGGCAGTACAGACATCCAGTCACTGGCGTTTTCGTCGGGTTCGGGCTGGATGCTGACGCCGCGAAGGCCGCAGCAATGGAAATGAACAGGATTATAGCTGAACAAGAAACGCAGCAGTCCTACGCGCTTATTGATATGGCAATAAAAGCAAACACAAAGAAAGAACCGGGAATTAGAGTTAATAGCTGGATCAAACGATATAACGAAATCCAACAGGAACGAGTCGACAATAAAGAACTATCTAGCAGCACCCTAAAAAGTCGAAAATCATGCGCATTAATCTTTGAAAAGAGAGCATCACATTTACGTCTGGTCGACGTTGACACAAAAATCATAGCAACGATCATTGATGAATATAAATCGAGCGGAAAAGCTCGCATGGGGCAATTAATGAGAGCGGTTTTAATAGACATATTCAAGGAAGCTCAGCATGCGGGGGAGGTGCCGCCAGGTTATAACCCTGCCCTCGCCGTTAAAAACCCAATTGCTAAAGTTCAGCGCAGCCGAATGACGCTGGAGCAATGGAACTTAATATATAAGTCGGCTGAAAAATATGCCCCTTGCTTACAAAATTCTATGCTACTTGCCTTATTAACTGGCCAGCGTCGCGGTGATCTAGTCGATCTTAAATTTTCAGATGTTTGGGATGGGTACCTACACATAATACAAAATAAGACCGGTGCAAAAATTGCTTTACCATTAACACTACGCTGCGAAGCGATAGGCTTATCTCTTTCTGAAGTAATCGCGCGATGCAGGGATCGTGTCATCAGCCCTTATCTGCTTCACCACGTCAGAAAGCACTCAACCATCGATGCCGGAGATCCTGTTACTGAGGGAACTATTACGCGTATGTTTATGGAGGCAAGGAACGAGGCCAAAATCAACTGGCCAAAAGGTACCACTCCAGCCTCCTTCCATGAACAACGCTCACTGTCTTCACGCCTTTATAAAGAACAGGGAGTTGATGTTAAAACACTTTTAGGTCACAGCACAGATGCAATGAGTGAACAGTACAGGGATGATCGCGGGCTTGACTGGAAAAAATTAGTCATTTAG